GCGTAAATTGCGTTATTTACCTCGCCGCATACGACACTGGGACGTTTTTTATCAGCATCAGTGCCAAGCATGAGGTATACGGATTTGTCTTGTTCAGTCATTTTACTCAGCTCCTTTCAACAGTGGGGATATAACAATGGAACTAGTTTCTCATCAGGAGAAAAAGAAATTTCTATTTCTTTCCCGATAACTTTCCTCACAATGGCAGTTACTGCATCTGCCGTGCATCACAAGTATGCAAGTACGAGTTCTAATGATTTAATAGAAATTAAATCATTGTCAACTGATTCTATGAAATTAAGTATCCGTGACGCCAAGGATGTCAACACACCGGTATCAACTTATTGCTACTGGTTTGCTATTGGAATTTAAACTGGCGAATTGTCAACAGTGGGGAAATCAACAAGCTGGAAATAACTGGGAGATTTACTATCCAATCGTGGTTAACGTTGTTTTTAGTGTTATATGCATCGATAACGGTGCTGAAAATAGTTCATTGCAATATTTAGGGTGTAATGCACGAAATAAGAATAAAGGTTTTACAGTATATTCAAGCAATAAGAGCGATTTTGGATTATCATGGCTGATGCTTGGGGCTTAAACTCCCATTGCTAAAACTCTATATGGATACACGTAATCAGCAATTGATGCATCTACCCAAACGCTGGTTCTATCCCCACCTGCTCTTATTCCGTATCCCTTATTAGCAATAATTTGCTCCGCATTAGCTATTACCAAAAACGGAGATTCTGAAAAAGCAATCGGTAACTGCGTAACAGCACCACCAGCTCCTCCTGGATCATTGCCTGTAATTACCCACTGTATAATTAGACCGCCGAATAACGAGCCAAAGCACACATATCCGTTTTGTCCCAGCGAGTATTTAACACCCATTGCGTCAAATACTTTTTTAATCAGCAGTGCGAGCAGGCTGTCCGACGACAATACGTTGACGAGACTGCTCAGTCCTGTGCTGGCTAGTGTGTTGACAATTCCCTTGTTCCAGTCCGTTACCTGGGCTACTTCGGTTTCGGGATGAATTGTGTCATATGCGCTGCTTGTTTTATTCCAGTGATGTAAAATGCCTTTTAAAATGCCCATGTTGTTATCCTCCTTGTTATTCGCTGACTTCCAGCCAAATTGTATGTTGTGCGGTCGGCTCTGTACCGCCGACGTATAGGTCTTCTGTCGGCACTTCTATCCATGTGCTGGACCCGGCGGACGGCTCTACGCTGAGAGTGATGCCATTATTGATGGCGTCGTATACGCCCCCACTGGTGACCGGATTGGTACTTCCGGACGTGGGCTTGCTGTCAAAGGTGAGTTTGTTCTGTTTGGCCGCAATCAACGTTTTGATTTTACTGACTGCGTATTTCAGCCCGTTCGCATCTAAAAATTTAGTTGCCATGACAGCCACCCCCTATGCAAAGCAGGTGTCGATTTCGGTCTGGCTAAGCGCCGAGTACGTGACGACATTGGCAGCGTTGTACGGCGTGTATCCGAGGGCTGCTGTGACATTAGCAGACGTCAGCGAGACAACGCCAGACGACACGGTGATGTTGCTTCCGATTTTCACCCCCCCTAAAACGCTGGAAGTAGCTGTCGGCAATGTGTAGTTACTGAGTCCGGCCAACTTGTTCTTTTCTGCAGTCGTGTAGTCGTTGGTGCTAAGCCCTTTGCCGCTTACGACTTTGACGTAGGTCGTCGTAATGGTGTTGCCGTCGCCATCCCGGACGGCCTTGTCGGCGGTGCTGACGGCGTCGTTGATGAGCACATAGGCCGTGCCGGACCATCTGTATACGTCGTTGTCGGTGCTGCCAATATCGACATACATGGTGTTGGTCGAGCCTGTAATCACCGTCGTATGCGTGGATTCTTTATAAAATTTGCCGCCGCTGTAATAACCTTCCAATACCTCGCCGATGTCCCCCGGGATGTACTGAGCCGGAATCTTTTTGTCAGATCCGAGCGGGGCAACGCCGTTAGCCGCGCCGATGAGTGACGTAGCGATACGTGCCGTACTATCCGATGCGTGGATGGTGATATTGGCCGAACCGTCGAAAGCTACACCGTTGATGGTCCGTGCGGTAGCCAGTTTGGTCGCCGTATCGGCCGCGCCGGCGGTTGCCGCCTTGGCACTGATGTCGAGATATGTTTTGGCCGCATCCGTTTTAGTTAAATAGATGCTCGTCGCATCAGTCTTACTGAGCTTCGTGTCATCGGTAATCGTGATGCCGGTCTTATTGAGTGCGACGCCATTAATGGTAATGCCCTGGGGCACATACTTCCCGTCGTTCGCCGCATCCTGCTTCGTTTTAAAATATTTCAGGCCATCGAGGTCCAGAAATTTTGTTGCCATAGTTTCCTCCTAAAAAATCGCATCAATATCCATGTTCAGTATGGTGTCGGCCATAGCGGCTTTCCCTGCCGGCCCCTGTGGTCCCATCGGGCCTTGTGGTCCAGTATCGCCTTTCGGCCCTTTGATGTCTACCGGGGCGGGGTTGTCCCGGCCGCCGTCATTGGTCCAGGATAATATGCCGTCATCCGTGATATGCGGCGTATAGACGGCTCCTTTGGTCCCGGCTACGCCCATGCCTACCGTCAGGGTATTCCCGGCGCTCAGACGGGCAGACAGCGCAGGGGACCGTGCCGTCAATACAGCCCTTATTTTATCCATACGGCACCTACCTCCTACGTTGTTGTGACGTCAGGCAGCAGATGGAACTTGCCCGGGCCGATGGTCTGATGTGTCCCATCTGATAAGGTCAACTGCACATCCCATACATAATCACCATAAGCAAGTCCCTGGGTCTTTTCGTGCGTCAGATCTACGACGGACCCGTCCATCGTACATTGCAAGACATACTCTGTATCGTCATAGGTACGCTTTACGGAGAAGATGCCGGTATATCCCGTAATGGGTGTTCCGTCTGCCTGTACCGGCTGAATGGTAAAACTGTCATCGTCACCGCGTACATAGTAGATGTCCATGCCTCGTATTTTCAGCATAGTGCATCACCCCTATTCGACGATTTCGACCCACATGCCACGCTCAGACATAGACGCCGGTTTATTGGCTGTTGATGTGACCATTAAAATGTTTTCATGTGCTGCATCGTCTGTATTATGTGCGACGGTCAAAAATCCATTGGGGTTGATGGTCGCTGACACGTTACCCGTATTGCTCATGGTAAACTGTAACTGAAATTCTTGCTGTACAACCGTGCTTCCGCCTTCGGCTGGCATATAATCTGGATTGTCGTCCGTCATCGCTACATACATGATTTCACCAACATCCGGGTCCGTCGCAAATAGTCCCAGCTCTGATATCTTGAACCCCGTTTTAACCCCACTGTTACTGATAGTCAGCTCTAGCGTTACGGTATTCCCGCTTTGCGTAATTTTATTGATTCCCAGTGTCATCTGTTCATTGATTAATGCTGTTGCACTGTTCAACGACCCGGTCCGCGTACCGGACCCGATAGCAACACGAGTAAACGTGAGTGTAGTCAGGCCGGCATTGATTTTGGCTTGCAATGTCGCCCCGACATCGGTCATGGTGATTTTATTCCAATTTGCCATGAATGACATCCCTCCTGAATGTGCCGACAGCACCGGCAAAATAAATATCTTTCTGTGCTATCAGCATTTGTTTTAAATCAAATGTAATGCATGTCTGGCGAACAATACTCATATTCGCGCCGAACTTAGCTTCTCCTGTGCATCGCCTGATGAATTGCACATAATCCAGCCATGATCGCGTGTTTTTATACGCATTGATCAACCTTACCATTTTATTGATTAGTGTTGCTCCATCTAATGGAGCCGTTATCAGCGTTACTCGGAAGTGATATGGCTGACCGTCGTATTCAGGCCATTCCTGCACCACAGCTGATTGATACACCGTAGCTACGGCCCGCTGTACAGCATATTTTGTGCCCTTGAATTTATGCAGTAAAAACGATTCTTTGACTTGCTTCCTTTTTACAGACAAGTCCGAATTGTCATCGTATTCGTCGACGTGCATCTGCTCTGCCAGATGGTCAATGAGCGCTTCCGGCAGGTCATCAATGGCCGGGTAAATCAGTAGCAAATCCGGATTGATGTCGGACAGTGCCATATCGATGACGCGTGCCAAATCCGGTACGGGGTCTTTGTTGATGGAGTCCGGCAAATGTTCTGCGATTTTGTAATCCGCATCTATCATTCGTCTTCACTCCCTCCTAAGACGACGGATACCGTTTTATCCTGGGCAACTTGTACGCCTGTCAGCACGGTATAGGTCGGCGCCGTGACGATGACGCGTTTTACGCCAGCGACAGCCATAACATCGGCAATCAGTCGCGACGGGTTGATGTCCCGGCCAATTTTAGATTTCTGCCACAGCCGATAGTTATTTACGGCTGTCGTTACGGCGTCTTTGACAGTAGATTCCGCCGTGCCGACGTCGGTATAATAGGTCAGGGTAATGTCATAGGATACCGCATCTGGCGCGACGACCGATACGTTATCGGTCAGTGGCCGTACTTTATCCGCAGATACTACCGTTTTTACCGCATCCAGTAATTCCTGCTCCGGCAGTGCCCCGCCTGTCATGAGCGGCCGTATTTCAACGGCACCGGCGCTAGGACTGGTTACGGCAACGTCGATGATACCGCTGTTAGCCGACTTCGTCCAATACTCGTAAGCCCCTGTTGGCCCGGCCGTGGAAAAGCGTTCCGGCGCTTCGTGGATGCGTTCTCGATAGTCGTCATCTGACTCTTCGTCGGCGCCGCCTGCGCTGGTCGTCGTATTGACGATGGAAGCCACATAAGCCACTGGATCAACTATGGATTTTATTTCGCCCGGGAGAAACCCATTCCCGACTGTGCCGACAGTTTGGCATGTTGCTTTTACCGTCGTTGTCAGGTTCCCGGCCAGGACGGCCGCATCTTCGTTGGTTGCGAAATAAATACCGCTGTCCGTCGCTACGCGCGTTCCGGCTTTTACGATGGTTTCCTGTTTGCGTTTAGCTGCCAACGTAATCAGCAGCGTTGTCGTTGCGGCCGATGCCGGTATTCGCGTCGTGTCAGAAAAAGCGCCGAGGTTGTCCAGGTTTCCGCCGGACGCATATTTCAGCAGATTCTGTTTGCCGATGTAATTTTGATTATTTACAAGCCGGACAATCGCTTCGGATACGACCAGCAAGAACAGTCGTACCGGGTCGCCCTGGGCTAAGGTCCGGCCGGTTATACTGGTATAGTCGTTAAAGACGGCGGCTTTGATTTTCTCCGCATCGCCGTCTACGAATTCGATGTCCGGTAAATCAGCTAATTTCATTAATTTTCACCGTCACTTTCGGCGTGAGTCGTCCGTTTATATCGCCAGTGAATGTTATTTCCGTAATGCTTACCCTTGGCTCATAGCGCTTGATTTGAGCAAAGATTTCACTCGACAAAATCGCTTCTGCTTGTAGCATGGGCTTATCTACGGCATCCCCAGATATTCCAAACTCCCTATCGAGCGGCACTGAGAATTTTACAGTCCCCAAGATGGTCCGGACGTTCTGCAATATTTCTTCAATTTTTGTTGCTGGCGCAAAATCAATGGTTTTAACGTCTGGCATTACAACATATTCCATGGATACCTCCTATCTAAAGACGGTTAATATCCCGTTAGCAATGCTTCCATAAAGGTTTAATTTTGATTTTTCTTCCTGGTAGTTGCTATCATCGTATTCGACCAGCTTGACGTTTACTTTGGCCCAAATCAATGCCCCAACGGAACTGAAAAAGGTGTCCGAAACGGACATGGAGTCCAGACGCCAATAATTTTGACTGACTGGCCGCATCCCGATGATCAGTGGAAATACGGTACCGTTTTCGCACATCTCCTTCATCGTTGCCAGGTCCTTCTTTATCGCAATATTGTGCGATGCTGTGAGTATCAGGTCAAAGGTAATAGTACGCAGTTTCGGCCCGATAAACTCACTGACCGGCTTATGATAGATAATGTCATGGTCCTGCCAGCGGCTTCCTGCCTCGGTTTGGTAGTTGGCCGGCGTCCTTAGATAATGCGACGATACGATGAATGGCAGACTGCCCATATATCCGATATACATAGCACCTCCTATTCTGGCGTGCTCGTTTTACTGCCGCCCGGCGTGACGCCTCCGTGTACGTGCGACACGAGTGATATGCCGTTGACTACCACATCTCCACTGGAAGCGTTAATCTGCAAAGCCCCGCCAACATTGATTTTCAGATTTCCCGGCGTGTCGATAACCCGTGTATTGGCATCGGCTCCGCCAGGCGGCGCATCAGTGCTGCTGAAGAAAGTTCCCAGCACGAATCCGTCGCCTACGCCGGCACCCGAAAAGTTCGGCATCTGTATGCAGAGCACTTGGTCCCCAACAGCCGGCATCCAGAAATCTTTCGATTCCGATGAACCGCGTTGAAGGACGAACAAATCGTTCGTTACCTTGTTTCCTTTATCTTCACGGCACACGCGCACGGTTCCGTCTTTCGGAGTCAGTGCACATACGGTTCCGTAAAATATTAGGTTTTCCAGCAGCTTTTTGATGTTAGTATCCATCGAGGCACCTCCTCATTTCCAGACTGAGTACATACCCATTGCCCAGGCTGTGCGTTGCCTTTGTGACGATATATTTCCCATCAAAGGCGCCGAAGTTCATGAAACCGATGACAATGCCGGCCATGAAGTGGAAGTCTCCGTACAGGCTAAAGGATGCCGTGATTTCATCCCGGTTCTGCTCTCGCAATTTTTTCCTGGCCAACTTATTTGCGGCATCCACTGTGTCGCATTGTTCATTCACTTCCAGCGTCAGCCCCGTTTGCTTATTCGGGGCTTCAAAATAGCCCTCGATGACTTCTTTGTTCTTGCCCTGCTTGTATTTAACGTGGCAGGCCCGATAAATATCACGGGTCTTGGTTTTCATTGAGTAGGACAGGAAATCTGTGAAGTTCAGCGGATTTTCAGGCGATACGTCATCATCGCTCGTCTGCTCCGAAAAGGAAGCCGTTCCCGGCCGCCAGAATACAATCAACGGCTCCTGGTTTTCCAACTGGTATTCATCGAGGATGATAATGGTCTTGGTCGATATTTTCAGATCCAGGCCGGCATCATCACATAGCTTTTTTAAAAATTCAAGGTCTGATGCGTCTGACTGCTCGACATGCTCATACGATGGATTGTTCTGGGCCCCCGGCTCATAGTCCAGTGACATGCCATTTCTCCAGGCTATGTCATTGGCGATTTCATAGAGGCTGATATTATCCCAGGATTGATTCTGCTTAATACCTCGTAATGACGTATCAGCAATGGCATTGACGGCTTTGATTTGTACCGTCGTCGGCATCCCGTTGATTTCGATTTCATCGACTTCAAATTCTCCGACTGGCAGTTCTTTGATGCCCTCGTTGACGCCGTTTTTGTTCAGCGTATAAAGGGTAATGTCCAATTTGGACCCCGGTTCCGGATACCACGTGTCCTGCCACAGCTGCGCACGGTCTTCCAAAGTAACTGTCATATCATCAACCTGCCCGGACAGGTTGTCCGTCACTTCAATGGATAGCAGATACTTCATCATATCTTCGGATATGTCTTTGCTCTCTGTTTCTCCTGCCGGCGTATACAGTATTTGAGCATAGGCCCGGCGGCCGAGGAATGTCCCCGGCGTCAGTTCTTTTTTCCATTCATTTAATTTGGCTTTAATCGTTTCGAGTGACATGGCATCACCGCTTCCATGGTGGCAAAATCTTGGATGACTGGATTACATTGATGTCCGGGACGTCCAATATGATCCCTGCTGGAAAAATAGCCGTGTTTCGGTACGCTTCATTCGCTTCCAGCAGTTCATTCATATAGAGCTCATTGCCGAAAATTTTATACGCAATGGCATCCCACATGTCCCCCTGGACTGTCGTGTACTTATTCATAGCTCAACCGCCTCCGTCCTGCGGATACTCTATCCAGCATTTTAGGCAGTTCCCGCTGGAATTGACGCGCCTGTTCTTCTAAGGCTTGACGGACGGTATCAGCGACGTCGCCACCGCCCTGTACGTTAATAGTCGGCCGGAAGTCCAGTGTAATGCTGCTGTTGCTGTACGTCGGAGCTTTGGCTGTTCCTGTACTCATCCGCTGCGGCGTTTTCGGCATGACACCTAACGCGGCTCCTGCCTGCTGCCACAATGAGATAGCTCGTGCCGACCCGTCTAAAGGGATAGCGGCTTCTGCCGAGTCTTCCGCGAATGTTGTCAGGAAGGCCCCACGCTGATAAATGCCACCTCTGGCGTTTTCGCTTACGTCATCACCGCTGCTGGTTGCTTCACTGATTGTACGGGTTATGTTTTGTGCAATATTGATAGCCGTATCAATCGGATGGGATAAGGCATTAACCAGGCTATTCCACTTGTCCATAGCCCAGTCTACGGCATTCCCAATGGCATCCATGACACTGCTGGCAAAACTTTGTACTGCCGCTACCGCACTGTCCCAGGCAGAGGATATATAATCTACCAGTGCAGAAATAATACCTTCTATGACGCTGGCTGCGGCTGACACGAAACTGGAAATCGCATCCCACACGGCCGCCGCGATGGCCAGGCATCCGTTCCAGACGCCTGCAAAGAAGGCCCCAAATGCGGAAACAATGTTCATGATGACGGATACGACCGTCGTGGCCACGGCCATGATGGCGTTCCAAACCGCTGTTGCGATAGCCCCAATTCCATTCCAGACGCCTGTGAAGAAGGCGGCCAGGGCAGAAAACAGGCTCATCCCAAAAGCGACAATGTTGTTCCAAATCGCAATGATAGCGGCCCGGAACTGTTCGTTTGTATTCCAGAAGTAAATAATTGCGGCTACGACAGCGATGATGACAGCAACAATCGCTATAATCGGATTGGCCATGAGAGCCAGAGCCAAGGCTCTGGCTCCCGTCGCGGCAAGGCGAAACGCTGTACCAAGCCCGCTTAACCCGGCTTTGAAAATATTTGAAGCCATCGCGGCCCCACGTAAGACAATTTGCCCGTTTTGGTTTACCGTATAAAATAAACGGGCCGTTTCTTTAAGCATATTGAATCCAGCTCTTATTGCTAATAACGATCTTGCGGCTAACAAAACACCGGCAAAACTGGCCGCCAGGGCAACCATGGTTTGTACTATTCCTTGGTTTTGCTGTGCCCAGTTTGCAAAGGCAGATACCACTGGAATTATTGCGTTTAAAACTCCGTTGATAGCTGGTAATAATGCTGATCCAATGCCTATCCCTACGGCAACAATGGCGTTTTTGGCCAATTGTAACTGATTCGCCGTTGTTCTGCTTCGTGCTTGATATTCCGCTTCCATTGACCCCGCATATTGCGATGCATCCCCGACTTTTTTAAAATTACTTTCCAATGCGTCCAAATTGGTCAACAAAGGCGCAATGGCACCAATAGATTCTTTGCCGAACAAATCGGCCAGAACGCTGGCCTGCTGGTCTTTCGGCAAGGATTGCAGTGCCCGGAAGACGTCCATAATGGCTCCCTTGGCATCGGTCTGCATCCGCTTGGCCATATCTGCCGCATCAAAGCCCAACTGTTGGAAGGCAGCGGCCTGGCTCTTGGTAGCACCTTCACCGGCTGTCATCCCCAGAATCAGATTTTTGATACCTGTTGCCGCTACGTCGGACTGTACGCCAGTCGCTATCATCGAAGCCCCTAAGGCGGCAATTTCGCCGGATGCAACCCCGCCGATTTCGCCCAGTGGCCCGATTCGGGTCACAACATCTGAAATCAATGGGGCTGAGGCTGCTGTCGTATTGCCCAGATAGTTGATTTTATCGGCTAAGGCTACAACGTCCTGCTGGTTCAATTTAAATGCGCTGCGCCATTTAGCCATCATATCCCCGGCCTGTTCGGCCGTTACGTCAAATGCGACGCCCATTTTTACCGCATCCTCAGCAAACTGCATCAAATCCTGACGTGCTATCCCTGCCTGACCGCCAGCGGCTACGATTTTGGCAATATCATCCGCCGCCATCGGCAAATTAGTCGATAACTTCAAAACGTCTTCATTCATTTGCGCAAATTGTTGTGGCGTGTCAAAATCGACAACTTTACGTACATCGGCCATGGCGCTTTCAAAATCCACGGCTGCTTTAGTTGCCGCAATTAACGGAGCCGCGCTGATTGCAACTTTGGTGGCTGTACTACTCAGTTTGCTTTGGGCGTTGTCAAACGCTGCTTGTGCTTTTTGTTTCCTGGCCTGGGCATCTAAAATATCTGACCGTCGCTGTGTCAAATCATTGATACGAGCCTGTAGGGCGGCAATCTGACGATAGGACGCTACGCTGACCTGTCCGGTCGCCCGTTGCTCTGCCGATGCCGCCCGCTGTGCATTTCGCATGGCGTCATTGGCCGCTTTGATTTGCGTTTTCAGTTCTTTGGATTCTGCAATGGCCCGCTGCATCGACGAAGCTACAGACCCATCCAGACGGCCCTTGATGGCAATAGCTAATTCCATGACACGACTCATCTTATTGCCCTCTCTTCTTGACCTTCTCTATTTCTTCTTTTTCCCGGTCGACTTCTTCATTCATAACTTGAATCCAGGCATGAAAATCGCCGATTTGTTGTTCCAGGAACCATCCAATCGGCGTTTTTGTGTACTTGGCAAGCCTCATAGCCGACAATCTTATGTTTTCTACGGCTCCTTGGGCAGTAAAAAATTCTGCGCCTTCAAGCAGGCTGCCATGAAGTCAGGGCCACTCAAGTTGAGGATGTCGTCATACTTCATTTTAGCGGCCGCAGCAGCAACCATAGCCTGGTATTCCATGGATAATGCCGGTACTGTCATAAGTTTGTCTTTCTTTTTAGCCTGGCTCATGCAAGCCAGCAGAGCATAGCCGTTCAGCTTTGCAAAGTCAAAATAGATTTCCGTCTGCCCGTTCGGCAGCGGTTTTGTCAGATGCAGGATGTTTTCCTGGTCTACGATTTCAGCGTTGACGAGTTCGTTTTCTTTTTCTTTCATGGGAATCCTCCTAGTTCATACCAATATTGGCGCGAACCTGCTGTAACAGGTCAATGCCGTTCACGATGGCTTTGTAGCCGTATTTGTCGATTTCACAGAGCGTAGCGCCGCCCATTTCAATTTTGAAGTACGTACATTCGATGACGGTTTCACTGTCCGTCTTCGAGCCGGCTTTGAATTTGCCAGGGTTGTGGCTCTTGACGCGGCCGCGGACGGCGACGCGGTACTGCTCGTGTTCATAATCATTGGCGCCGCTGTCCCAGTTCTGGATGTCCGAGTAGAGTTCCAGGGCCAATGTGCTGCCGCCGACCAGTCGGGAACTCGTTTTCGTCGGCACCTGCCAGGTCATCTTTAATTCCAAGGAATCAAAATGGCCGGCGATGGGCGCTTCGATTTTACCAGCGACGCCGATGCCTTCAATATCTTCTGTCAGCGATTTCAAATCCGGCAATTCGACTTCGTTGACGCCGATTAAATCGTCGGCGCCGTCGATATAGGCCCGCATATCATTGATGACTTCCGGGATTTTATTTACTGCCATGGGTTTCCCTCCTTACGAGAATAATACTTCAAAGTTCGATACGTCATACTCAAAGGTATCTTCAATGTCCTGTGCCGGGACTGGCGGCGTCAGCTTCGTGTGGATTCGGAAGATGCCGGCCAGTAAATCGGTCGTCGGGTTTTCATCAGCCAGGAACTGGACACTGGCCCCTAAGAGATATCCTCGTGACGTAAGCCCATTCAACCGCACCTGTTCGCTGTCTACCAGCGTTTTTACCAGTCTCGGAGTGATTGGCTTGTCTGTCTTCTGCCAGTTCGTTAAAATGAAGGTGACATACTGCCAGTTGAACATGCGCCGGACACAGATGAACATATCTTTGACATCTGTCGTGCCTGGATAAGCACCGGTAAAGTTCCCCCAGGACTTCCAACCGCCGGAGAAATTCAAGCCCGTAACGATGCCCTGTTCATTAAGCAGATTGGCCTGTGTCAGATTGAGATTTACTTCACTGCCATCTTTCAGACACAGCCCTGTCGCCTGTAATGTCTGGTTGGACGGCGACTGATACGGGACATCATCGTTATTGCCGTCGGTAACGCCGATGATGCCCATGATATGAGTCGATAAGTGGAAAACCATATCGCCATTTTTAGCACACGGCCAGCAGACAATCTGGTTGTTCCCCGTGTAGTTGTTGCCGTTTTTCCACATATTGACGTCGGCGTATTTTTTGACCTGTTCCGTATTGATGTCTACCAGTGCCATGCAAGGGAACAAACCGTCGATTTTAGCCGCTTTGGCTTTCATGACAGCGGCAATGGCCGGCTTTTCAGACCATCCTGGTGCTGCCAGCAAGCCCGGAACTTTGCCAATCTGGAAATAAATATCGTCGATGAGTTCCAGCCCTTTGTTTTTGCCATCCGTGGACATGCCACCGATGATGTCGTCATCTTTGACAGCCGTCGGATCTAATTTGTCATAAGCAACATGGATGCTCGATACGGAGGCCAGTGCGCCATCATCCAAGAGTGTAATGATGAGCTGACCATCATCGTCATATGCCGCCGTATAGTCCGTATCCAAGGTGGCTGCGGACCCGTCTGCACTGCCCTTGACGGTCAGCGTATGCAATAAGACCGGGTCTGTAAGGATGACCTGTTTCTTCGTAACTGTCTTGGCCGTGTCCGAAACGGACACTTTATGTTTGGTCGGGTCCAATACATTGACAAATACAATTGGTTTTACATTGTACAGTTTGAATTCGGTATACATCGCTTCGCAGAGCGTGTACTTATCCCAGTCGGGATGATACCCCAAATTCTGCGTCGCTTCCTTCCAGCTGTAGCAGATGACGGGTTTATTGACATAGGCCGTCGGGTCTTCTGTCAGATGGACAGGCGCCGTCCCGAAGACAACCGGCAAGCCGGAATCAGTGGCGACAGTCGCCACAATCGAGGTCGGGACTTCGCTTGCTTTTACGCCGTGGAAAAATGCCATTTTATTTACCTCCGTGTAATGCCATGGCCCGTTTATACATGATGTTTCTCAACGAGCCTGTAGATTTAACTTCTTTTTGTGCCGCATCCAATTCGCCCGCTGTGACGAACAGATGCTTATATACCGGGTCGTCCTTATATTTTGCAGGAATCCCGTCTGCGAAAATCTGATTCGTGTGGATTTCCGTGTCTTTATAGGCTGGGCCGACGTAGATGACCGGCCCGCTGTTTTCACTCATCGTATCTGCCTCCTAAAACCTCCCAATGAGTTTGACGTGGCTGCGGAATGAATACGTCGAACTCAATGACACCTACCCATTGTGGGAACGGCTGGTCATCGGGAATCGTCGTCTTGATATTCCCGTCATCTATATCAATGAACCATTTCTTGGCAATGGGATTGTTGGCCAGCAGGTGATAGCGGATGAATTCGAGGAAATGGAACAACATATGAGCTCCATAGGTCATATCTTCATCGTAAATGGTCGCGTAGATGACGATAGACGTAACGGACTTATCCCGGTCGTCTGTCGTAGCTTCTGGCCGTACCACGACGGCCGGACAAAGTTTCTTTTGGTCTGCCCGGTTATTCGCCCGGGGCAGGAATCCGGCATATACATTTACATCCGTATCGACACTCGAAAAGATATTTTCTGGCCGGCCTTCACAATATTGCTGGTAAGCCGTGAATTTTTCTTTCAAGAATTCCGCGATACCTTCCGCGCATTCCAATGGGGTCATCGCATCACTTCCCTAATCTGTATTCGATTTCATGTTCCAATCGTTCTTCAAAGACATCACTGCCACGGTCCATCATGACGCTCAGTACATCGGGATTGCCGAATAACTGCGGCACGGCTGGCCCATAGATGCCTTTCAGCGGGTATCTTTCCTTGCCCTTACGGGCGACGAATGCCCCGCCCAGGCTAAAGCCGCGGGGGACATGCGTCATTTTCCCTCGCTTTACAGATACGAAGACGCCGTCCCGCCGCTTCTTGGCCTGGTATTTATGGATTGCCTCGGGCGCCCCTTTGACAAGGATGGTAGCCCCGTCCTCATCAGCCCGGATCTGCGCCTTGGCTTTCAAATCCCCGGCCTTCATGGTATAAATGCTTCGGATTTCCTTCGTTCCGGCCTGTCGTGCCGCTGTGGCTGCCCGCTTCCCGGCCGCTACGGCTGCCCTGGCGATTTCTTTGTCGCTCAGAGTGGACAAGGCATCCACTATTTTTTTATCGCCCTGGATGTCGATTTCTACGCTCATAGGCCCTCCTAGTGATTCTTGTTCAGGGTCATCGTCAGGATACCCATGTCGTCGATGACGTTATCTACCAGGCAGTAATCGCCATCGACAGTAAAGCTTTCTCCTTCCGCTGGGACTTCTCCGTAATCGTCTTTCGCGATATGAATGATGATGACCTGGCCATGGGTTCCCTCGAAGCCGGAATAGATTTTCTGTGTCTGGAACATAGCGTCTTCTTTGGGACTCTGCACGATGCATGTATACTTCTTGCCATTCAGTTCATGCGTCTCGGCGAATTCATCGGCATTGAGAAAAGCCGGAATGTCCGAAGCTACCATTTCTTTGAACGTGCTCATTTTTGGACGGCTGCGGCGGCATCGGCCTGGGGCAGTTCCATCCCCGGTTCGTCTGCCGGCGGTTCTTCCGTCTCTGGCTCATTGGCCGGGGCCACTTTGTCCCCAACCAAGGCAACAACTTGTTCATCGGCCCGTTCCATGAGTTTTTCCGCTTCATCGTCTGGCAACTCGAACGAGTCGCCAGTCCGGTACAAGTGCTTGCCCATGGAAACGCAGCCGTATGTAACGATTAACTTCATGGTCATCCCTCCTATTTCGCTTTGATGACGGCCCAATCGTCGACGAACTGCGGAGCCAGGACGCAACGGCAGTACATGTAGAAGCTCAATACCTGCGTATCCTTGTTGCCGTTATAGTACGGCACATATGGTGCAACGAAGGTTTCGTAGGCCGTGCCGGCATCATTGAGCAGGGTGCAGGCGCCGTGGAGCTGACTGCCGCGGCCCGGAATGGCGATGATGGCCGTATCGGGGTCGATGAAATACTGCGATTTCCCGGCATCGTCGGTGTACGTTTCTGCATAGGTATAGACGTCGAGGTTCAGCGATTTGATGCGCCCGACATGAGTAATCTGCGGGCTGATGATCTGCGGCTGGAAGCCCATGAGGGACAGATTGTCCGCCGTCGGAACCATCATCCATTTCATGATCTGGTCATTGCTCAGCAAATAATCTGCGATGTTTTTCCCACAAATCATCATGGTCGGGACGATACCGGCGTCTTCCTGGATGAGTTCCGAAGCGTTCTTTATGTCGCTGTAAATCGTCGCGCCGGCTTTATCCCAGGTTGTCGTCGGCGTGACTTTATGGTCAAAGTCAAACGCAATGGTGTCAATCAACACCGTCTTGCCGTCATCGGCATAACCTTCGATGTCGCATTTACCAGTCTGCAAGATATCCGCCGCCATCTTCGCTTTGCGGTTGATGATTGCGTTCTGCAAATCCACCATATCTTCAGCCTGCTTGATGGCTGCGCGCTGGGCCGGTGTCGTCGTGCTGTAGATGTTTTCGCCGAAGCCGCGTTCCGATAATTCTTCCGGATCTACTACCTTACTCGGCCCCATCATCGGCGGCTGGTAGATAGCGATTTTAGAGCCCGTGTCTTTCAGGCTCGCGCCTTTTGCGCCACGAACGACAAAGGGGGCCAGCTGACGGCCACGCTTGCGGTATTCTACGGCAATCTTGGTCGTAACGGCTGTCGCCGGTACAAGCGGGAAAAAGGTATCAAGCAAAAAAGATGCCGGCGGCGTAATCCGTTCCATTGCCTGCATCAAAGATACAGTATCTCTCAATTCAATAGCCATGTTCAGTTCCTCCTAGTGTACAGATGTCAAGAAAATACCGGCATTTCGCAATTCGTCTTCATGGGCGTCAACTGTATCTTCGCTGGCGGCAATGAGGTATTCGCGATGGAATCGGCCGGAAACATAGACCGTCGCAACGGTAGCTTTATCATCCACGTCGCAACTCAAAATAGCATTGGCAACAGCGGCTTTAGCCGTAGCCACAGCGGCTGTCCCGGTAACGGTCATCAGCGTGCCGCGTTTCATGGCTGTCCCAGCCGTTAATGTGACGTTCTTGAGCAAAATCGGAATTTCCGGCCCGCCGATAAGCTGGTCGTGTTTAATGTCGATGACTTCTCTGATTGCCATTATTTTGCACCTCTCAATCTATTCGCTGCATTGACTACATCTTCAATGTCCTGAGCTTTCTTTACGGCTGCCTGGTCCTGCGGCATCCCTGTTTTCGGCACAGGCGTTACCTGTTCAGATCCGGACTGCATCTGTTCCATAATCATGGTGCGCACGCTTGCCAATGCCTGGTCACTCGGCAACTGTACGCCGGCGACGGCTTCGATATAGGGAGCTACATCATCCGCTGTCCGACCGTCGCGGATAGCCCGGTCAATCATGGCATCGGTGTATACGTTCCCGTTTTTCAGTGCCTTCAGTTCAGCAATTCGCTTCGATTCATCCGCATCCTTGTTCGCGTTCTGCGGGTTCAAACCCAATAAGGCTTCCAGTTTGCTGGCTAAGGTTTTATCATCCATGTTTTTTTCTCCTCTGTTGATAATCTTTTCAAGCTGTGCCCGGTTCTTCATGTGACACGGGCAGGAAATATTATTGACAATCAGCATATTGTCATTCAGGCTGGCCGTGACCTGATAGTCTTCGTCGATGGCGTCGATGAAACCGTTTTCCAGGGCCTGGTCGGCCGTCATCCACGTTTCATCGTCCATCATCTGTGCCAATTCATCCGTTGTCTTATGGCATCGTTCCGCATAGACGTTCAAAATCGTTTCTTTCGTCGATGCCAATGCTTTCTGCAGTTTGGCCAGGCCCTGTTCATCGTAGCCGCCGATGAGAAAAGATGCCGGGTTGTGAATCATGTACAGTGCATTCCGCGGCATTTCGACGCTGTCGCCAGCACAAGCGATGATAGTGGCCGCACTGGCACACATCCCGTCGATATGCATGGTCTTCTTGCCGCTGTAGCCTTTAAGCATCGTATAAATGGCCTGGGCCGCAAATACGTCGCCACCGGGACTGTTGATACGTACTGTCAGATTCTTGCCGCCACATTCTTTCAAATCGTCGTTGAACTGGCGCGGCGTAACGTCATCGTCGTACCATGACTGCGAAGCGATGGCTCCATACAGCAGCAGTTCTGCATTGTCATCGCCCGCTTCATTGACGAAACGCCAAAATCTTTTACTCTTCATGGGTTGTCTCTCCTTTGTCGGCCAGCACTTCCGGGCTTCCGATAGTCAGGCCGTATTTTTCAATCATCTTCTGTTCGTACGCCAGCTGTTCCAGGTTTTCTTCCAGGTCCGTGCCTGTCAGTTCGGCCGCTTCTCGTTCTCGCGTGCTCAAGCCGTATGTCGTCCGCAAGGCACTGCCATTGACGTCTTTTACCGGGTCAAGTATCGTCATGGTCGGTCCGTACCAATCGGCGTTGCACCAACATTTCCGAATCAATGGATCCGTGAAGAATCCCGGTGCTTTGACGCGGCCGATGGCAATGGCTTCGGCCAGCCACATTTCATAGACAGGCTGGCAGAAATCGCGGGCGAACCAAATGCGCCGGCGCTTATATTCTTCCCACGCCTGCAGCATGGCGGCACGGGAGGCCGAATAGGATGACGTGAAATGCTTCATCAGGACTTCGTAAGGCTGGCCGATGGCGCTGCCGACCATTTCCAACAGCTTCGTCGTGAAGGCGTCGAACGTTGACATGCTGCGCGACGCATCGACGCTTTTGACATCGACACCACGGGGCAGGGCATTGATGGTTCCAGGCCCTAATGCGTATTCATCCGGGTCGATGACGGGGCCGCCCTGGGGGTCAATGGTCTTGCCGATGAAGTCATTTAATGTGCCTCCAGATGTCTGGGACTCTGTGAAAAATAGCGAGAAAAAGGACTTGACAATGGCAGCTGTCAGCTCGGCCGTCGTATAACGGCTGACTTGTTTCAGCGTCTCAATGACAGGGGATAAATACGGCGCTCCCCGATATTGTTCCGGCCGCTGGTCATTGCTGGTCTGTATGATGTTTGGCATGCCGCAAATGTCGCCCCATGCTTTGACGCGGGTCCAGGTGGCAATCGTCCCTATATCTACCGGGTCGCCAGGTACTTTATTCGATACCCAATAGGCGGCGACGGCTCCATCCGGGTCGATTTCTACGCCGGATATGATCTTGTTCCCCGGTGTGGGCGCCGTCATTTCGACGGCATACGGCCCGGTAATGCCATAGTAGTCCCGACCATAGGGATTACTTACCCGGTTGCCTTCCAGGAGTTGCAGGCGCAAGCTGTACGGCATATCCGCTGTCGGCGGTCGGCGCTTGAACAGGCAAAAGGCATCGCCATCCACGAGATAGCCCGTGTAGTTGATGTCCTGCATGTCGTAAAAATTATTGCGCCTCGTCAGATCGCACTGTGTCGAGCTGGCCCACAGGTCGAATTCCTGGGCTACATGGCGTGACCATTCCCGGGACTCATCGGCCGTCATCCCTAACAGCTTGTACTTGGGGCGCGGAAACAGATGCAACCCCGCCCCGATGGTGTGCAGTGAACTGGTCATGATCGCCGCTGCCCCGATGGGCGTATTGATGGACTGGTCGGCGCTGCGGTTGCGCAACGTATACAGATTGGCGTTTACGTCTGATTTTGCGGAATATTTTCGCGGATTGTAGGCTTTTAGAATATTGCTTTCGTGCGAAGCCCCGCCGTTTGAATAACCGCTGTTCTGGATTGTCGGCGTCCGCGCCTTTTGTCGTGACCGTTTATTTCGTTTTGCCATGGTCGGCCCTCCTTAATCGAAAAATACAATGCGCTTCCCGCGCCCTTTCCCTGGCGTTTCGCTGTCGTCCAGCGTCGCCCCGCTGGCAACCAGGTTGTCGATGGCGACGCGGATGCTGGACAAGTCCGCCCTTGTCATGGTCCGGTTCCCGATGGTATACGACTGTCCCATCAAAACGGCCTTCTCGGCTTCTACATACCGGGCCAGTCGTTCATTTTGCAGTTTACTCATGGTGCCTCCTACCAAATGTTCGTCTGTTTGCTGACCCGTCTTTTCCTTGCGGGCTTAGGTGGTTCTTTTCTGACAGCCGCTTCCTGCGCCGGCTGTTTCATGATAGTTTGCAGTTCATCCCATTGCGGATTGACCGACAACATGCATCCCAGGTTGTAGACACGAAGATCCAGAGGTTCGTTTCGGACACCTGTTGTCGTCTGCCATACCTCACGGATAACTCCATTTTTCTTGACTTTCGTCTTATGTTCAGATATAAGTCCCTTGAAATAGAGTTCGTCGTATCCCCGGTTATCCAGGCCGTCGCTGTTTTCATTCAACGGGAAATGCATGTATTGAGGCCCTGGGGCTTTGATGGCCAGGCGGTTCATGACCTGCTGCTTGCCGTCGTCGACGCCGAGGATGACTAGCGGTATCGGCGTCCCCGAAGCCTTCCCGATTTTGTAGTTCAGTGGAATGCCCGGCATGTTGCTGTAACCTTTGATAGCGAAACGCTGTTTGGTAAAATTCGCTTCACAATAGCGATAGACATGACCGGTATAATGGCCGCCAGAGTCGATGAAGGTACGGACGATTTTCAGCCCGGTCCCGTTTTTGAAGCGGTACACGTGTTCAAGGATGGTATCCAATTCTTCCCAGGTTGATTCCTGGTCTGGACGGCCTAAAATAACGCCCTTGCGGATACCCCACGACTCTTCACCGGCACCCCAGCCGCATACTTCATATTCCAGTCGGTTGTCCTGCGTGTCGACGGCTGCTGTCAATAACAGCACGCCATCTGGCAACTCTGCTCCATACGATTCGCGGCGCCTGACGAAGATTGTTTCATCATCGAATGCCCCTGGCTGTCGATAGCTTTCGCCGAACCGCGTGTTTACAACAACCTGTTCGCGTGTCGGGTCCCCTTTGGCTTCCAGCCATTCCCGCATAATTTCATTCCAGCTGGTCCAGGGAGAGGTGAAGGCATTGATGAAAAAGGAACGGATACCATTCGACCTGGCCTTTGGATTCTGTGCTCGATAGCCTTGAACAGCGTTCTTCATTTGCCGTTCCGTGAATTCATAACCACATGCCGGGCATCTCCATTTCACGTGATGTACGATAGCATGACGTTCGCCCCGGTCATCTTTGTAGGTCTCTGCATCGGTTTCCATGTCGAGATACCGGAGCAGATGCCATTCCCCGCAATTAGGGCATTGATGCTGCCATTCCTCTTGTGTGCCGGCGATGTATTCCGCATCAATCCGGCTGCTTCCCTCGGTTGTCGGCGTCGAAAACAGCCCCATGACCCGGTTCCAGAATGTCGTCATTCGTTTGGCTGCCAGGTCTACCGGGTCGCCTTCGGTGCCAGCCGAATCGGGAAACCGGTCCACCTCGTCGGCCAGCAGAATCCGTATTGGACGGCTGGCCAGTCCGGCCGGACTGTTAGCTCCACACATGACCAGTCGGCCGCCTGGGAAGAATTTTGACAGAATCGTGTTGTTTCCATCCCTGGTTTTAGCCGTCTTATCCCCGGCCCGCTTCACATCGTAGAACAACGAACTCAATACGGGCGTATCACGGATCATGGGAGCGATACGTGATTTGGAATAATCCTGGGCCATGTCTACTGTCGGCTGTATCATCATGATGGAAGCCGGGTCCAGGTGGGCAAAGCGGCCGATGACGTTGTTCATGATGTCTGATTTGCCAATCTGTGCCGCCGACTTGACGACGACGCGATGTACGCCGGGTTCTGTGAAGGCATCCATGATGGCCCGTTGATACTCGGCCCGTTCTGTCCGCCATTTGCCCGGCTCTGACGAAACACCGGCCGACAAATAGCGATACGTATCAGCCCATTCGCTGACAGACGTCTTCGGCAGCGGTTTCAAGCCGTGTCGGGAAATATATTGCCACAATTCTTTCGCTGACTTCATGGCTCGTCCTCCTCTTCTACTTCCTCATCGGTGAAGAGATCCGGGCTATATTCACTCAGCTCAGATAGCTTTTCTTCCAATTCTTTCGTCAATCTGACATAAATTTCTTCTTTGGTTTTCCCTTCCATCTGTGGCGCCAACTTTGTCGGCAGTCCTAACAGCTGCGTCCTCAAGTTAGACAACATTTCCGTCATGACTAATTCGACCGTTTTGGCACTGTATACGCGGTGTTCCATTTTGGCCAGGCGCAATTCAGCGATTTCCCGCTTCGTTTTTTCATGCCGGGCCTTTTCAGTCATGTAGTCTATGTCTTCATCGCCGCCGCTTCCTTTGGTGGCGTCTTTGTAATTGAGGATGGATTGTACCAAAAAGACGCCGCCGCTCTTGTCTTTTTCATCGCGAATGACGACGCCTTCCTGGATTAACTGAGAGATTCTAGGAGGGGTTAAGCCGATTGCGTCGGCCAGCGAACGCTGAGTAACCGTGATTTCACGGGCTTTCCCGCGTACTTTCATGACGCCCTCCCTCCTCTCTGACTTAACATTTTGGTTTGTTTCTGCGAACGCATGAGCTATATAAATAAATCATACCCCCGCTTCACATAAAACCATTTGAAAATATATGAAAATATAAATTAAGGGCAAAATTTTACTAAAATCTAGTTTTCTTTCGGGCGCCACGGTCGCGCAAGGCTTTTGTTAACCCAGAAGAACCTAGTCAAAAAAAATCCAGAAATAAAAATTTCCGGACTCATCGAATCAAAAATCTTATTTTCCTCAAGTTGACCAGAAACCTTCGCAAAACCTTTCTGTTTTGTATCCAGCGTCTCCGATGCACACAGCATACCGTCAAGGTGCATCCTGTGCATCGACCCATGGCGCATGGCCGCTGTCCGGGTAGTACAACACCCCGTCTATGTGGACGGGGTGTTGCTCCTTGCGTGTCTATCTATTCTTGAGGGGTGAAAACAATCATGTGCTCTACGCCATTCCCATTGCTTCACATATACACTATACCACAGGTCCAACCTGAACTACCATGAACTAGCATGAACTAATTTTATTTTTTTTGAAGATTTTGTCGAATTCTTCCAGCGCCTGGGCACGCAGTCCGTTTTCCTTTCGTCGAAGCCAGCTGTCTGAGCAGATTCCTTCGCAGGCTTTTTCCCAGGTTTCGTGCCACAAATAATGCCGCTTCATTATCGCCTGCATCCGCTCATCGTCCATACCTTCGACGAGCTTCTTGAATTCCCACGGGCGGTTTACGGTCTGAAGGTATTCACGTAACATTTTGTCGCGTTTATCCAGAAATCCGATAATCCGGTCTTCCATTGCATTCCGTCCGTTCCCGCCACTGACTCGTGGCTTTTCATAATCAATAGCATTCAATGCCAACAAGTCGTGTTGGATCTGGCTGATTTCTTTCAGCAGCATGTTGGCTTTTTCTTCCGACTCATAGACCAGTTTGAGGTACTCTGTGCTTGTCACGCTACTCCTCCCTTCAATTTCGGTGCCGGTGTTTCCGCTTCAATGTCCAGCGTCATCTGCGCCCGTTTTCCCTGGATGAATAATTCCGCTTCCTTCATGGCGCTTCGCACGGCATTGTCCAGCTCCATCCAAGCTCTAGCATAAATCTTTTCCGTCTTGAATGTAGCGACTAATCCGTCATCACCGTGCATCGCTCCGGCTAATACGTAATTATCGACGCTGTTGTCTCGATTGTATTTAATTACGATGTCTTCGATTTCCCCGTCGCATACCGCGGCAAAGCAGGTATCCACATTGGCCATGACGTGAAAAATATTTTCCATGGCCTTGTATAATTCTGGCCGGGCCAATTCTTTGCTTTTCAGCGTATATTCCCGCGGCGCTTCTTTTTCGTTTTCGATGTATCCGATTCGGACAACATTACTGCTCACGTGAATCTTGTTGATGATCATAACTTCACCTTGCTTTCGATGAACGTAATGTGTACTTTGAATCCGCAGATAGTCGCAATCTCTTCCAGTGCTCGCTTCAACAGCATCCGGCGTATACGATACCTGCGGTTCTTCCGCTTCTCCTGCCGCTTCTTCTCAACCCGGCTGATTGCTTTTTCCGCTGTCGGGTCTTGGTAGTGTTCACTGTTCATTCGCCTCGCCTACTTTCCGAAAATCTTTTCCGACACTTCGTTCATATCAATATCTTCCTCTACGTGCTTCTTCGGTCGTCCTGCGTGCTTCTTGGGCTTCACTGTCGTTTCCAGATTGTCCACGATGCCGCCGCCCGTCAAAATGTCCAGAACTTTTTTCCCGGATTCGTCGTCCCCGGTAATGCTGATATGCACTTCCATCGTCTCACCTCCTATTCCTTGCGCGCGCCTGCATCCCCGTAAAGGGCTCGTAAGTAGGCAACGCACTTCGTTCGTATTTCTGCCGCCCTGGCCCCGTGATGGCGTTCGTAATGGCATCGCTCACAAAGCGTGACGGTTTTGTTGATTTCGTCTGATTTATAAATCCCGCACGGCTCATGGTGCATCTTTTCCCCGTCGTCGATGTATCTCCCGCAGATGATGCACTTATACCCGTCTCTTTCGTGTACGCTGTCGTTGAGCCGTTTTAGTTTGACTCCCCGGAGGCGTACCCTTTTCGTCTTTGCAATATACGTCGCTATCCCTCCTCGTCATTTTTACCGTGATATGCCAGCCCGTCAATTCATTGAACGTACTGCTGGCTTCGATGAATTCATAGCCAGGATATAATTTCTCCCATACGTCCCGGCAGTCGGTCTGCCCGGCCAGTTCTTCCAGCTTGCGATGCGTAAAAGCCCAGTCCGTTTTCGTGACCTTCGGGTTTTCCAGATTTCGAGAACAAATATATGTGTTCTCGAATTTCTCTTTGTCGCGGGCTTCCTTCATGATGTATTGGCAGAGCCGCTGCATCAATTCTGCATCGTCTATCCGCAACCGGCTGGCATTGCTCAGGCCATTGCCCCAAACGCCTTCCAGCTCATTACGGCCCAGGCCCCCGCTGATGATCAGGTGAAAATGAATATTCGTTCCCTTTCGTTCGATGGCTCCCATATACTTTGCCGAGGGAAGCCCCGCTTTTTTACGCCGACGGTTCACGCGCTTGATGAAATTATGGAAGTCTTTCTTGGCATCCTTCACGTTGTCCCGTTTGTGCAGCGTATCATAGGTCAATGTCAAATAAATATCGTCTCCCGTAAAATTCGTTTTTACTTTCTGGCAGAATGTTCGCAATGCCTTCTTTTTATTTCGGCGCACTTGATCCGGCGAGGACAGGTTGACTTTCTTTTCTCTCATCTTCTTTCCACGTTTCCCCATATCAGGAACTTCAAACAAATCCGTTTCAAAATATCGCTTCCCGCAGAAATATTTCACATTACGAACAAACCCCATGGTCTCACTTCCTTTCCCGGTGGCACTAAATATAACGCCTACTACAAGCCCCAATGGGCCACAGGCCCATCACTTCCTTTATATACATATATATGGAAAAATGGAGACGCTCATAATGAACGTTTCCATTGTCCCTTTTTAATTTAAGATGTGGGCCAGGATATAAATAAATCCGCCCCAAAATAAAATGCTGATGAGAATCATGCCCCACCATACCATGGCCCTGAGTTCATGATCTGTTACGTGCATTGTGCTTTCCATTCCTTCCGTTCTTTGCTGTTCATCCATGTCGGATAGTCCATGTGGTGAAGCTTCGCCTGTTCAATATCGAGTCCCAATGGCGATAACGGCTTCTTGAGTTTGCGCCGGGGTACGGGCTTTTCATCCCCATTCCCATAGCACATTTTTTCCTTCCACTGCTTATTCGCCTGCCGTGACAGCCGCTTTTTTTCTGTATTCAAGATATTCTTGGCAATATTCCCACATTCACGGCTGCACACATATGGCGATGTGTAGTGTTCCATCGGTCGTCCACATATGATACACTTCTTTAGTTTCTTTCTCGTCTTCATACGCCGCCACTTGGTATATTCATCTAAGATGCGATGCCGGCATGATTCGCAATACTTTTCATTTCCCTTGGCCCGGAATTCCCGGCCACAGCAAGGACAAATCATATTTCCACCCCTTATCCGTAAATCTTTACTTCTCCGTATTTTTCTTCACAGGCAATCAGCCCTGGATATACCTGGCCACATTCAACGGCCATGCATTTCATAAATTCTTCAATCCCCGGCTCGCCTTCGCGGATACAGCCGGCGTAAAATTTGATTTTCTGCTGAATGGCTTTGAGCCGCTGCGCCCCGAAGCCGAATAACTCGTGAATAGCCAGGAATAGATAGATGTAGCTGGCTTCGATGCTGGCCATAGCGGCTCTTCGCTGTTCTTTCCCCTTCATGCCCAGGCCCGAAACAATCCAGCTAATGAAGTCGCGTTCCAGCCGTTCATCGACGCCAAGCCGTTCCATTTTGGTCCTCATGGTAATAAATTCGCTGCCTGTGAAATCTGGATCCTTTTCCAGGGATTGATGATTGTATTCATTACACTTCTTTTTTATCCGTTCCATCCGAGTCTTGCTGAATCCGTAATTATCATGTAAGGCCATAAAGACCAGCGTGGCCGTCGTCGTTTCGCCGGCATTATTACCGATGGTTAGGTTCTGCACTTTCGTCCGCATCTTTCGTGCTCCTTTCTACATATTTGATGATAGTATGTACTATTTGCTCTGCTTCTCCTGGTATGCATAGGTTGCCGAGCCGTTTTATCGATGTGCGGTTCATAATGGCTCCGAAGCCTACCTGTGGCAATACCGGGAACTTGACCTTCCCGGTTAAATTATTTGCTTCCAGCATGGCCATCTCATAGCGGCAGCGGTCCGGCTCATAGATGACGATTGCATAGCTTGGCTTGCCCATGTCGATTTCGATGACGTCTCCATCGAAGATATCCTTGTTATCGCCGCCGACGATGCCGATGCTGTGGCGGCATGTTGTGCTAAATATTTCATTTTTGGGTGTGACCAGGTATTTCATTGGTGACCTCATTTTTCTGTATTGGTCAACAACATAAAGGACCGCTTCCCGGATATCTTTATCTTCCGGTTCTGTTTCTGGTTCTTCGTCCAGTTCTATTTCTTCATCCGCTTCTTCCGGCAGCGTTTCTTCTGGCTTTTCGTCTTCTTCTAAATGCAACGCATCATTTTGCGTTCCATGCGTTTCGTGCGTTACTTTGTGTGTTGCCGGCGTTTCTCCCTGCGTCTCTGGATAATAGACGGGTTCTGTCTTTTCCGGTCCCGCCACGGGCGCGATGAAGACTTCGATGGCTTTCAGCGTGATTTCCGTGTCGTCTTTATGCTGCTCATAGAATTCTTTTTGCATATCCGGCGTCAGCTTCGACAGCTCATAGGCTGCCGAGATGCCAAGCTTGCCGCTTTTCATCCAGTCTTCGTAGTACTTACGCAGGTTATTCGAGATGGCCGAGTACCTGGCAATGTTGGTCTTGCTTTCGTGCAGTGTCTTAGCGATGGCATCGCGCTTGCGGCCTGTGATTTTCCCGGTCATGACGCCGTATTTAAACAGACTGTTGAGCTGTTTATACTGTTCGACTCGTTCCCAGGCGGTCAAGTCTCTCGACGTGCTGTTCGTGTCGATCAGCAGCAGTTGGTTGCCGTAGTGGTCCGTGGAAATATCACACGGCACGGTATTCGGGATGCCGACAGCATGTTCCTTAAGCAACTCTCTGACGGCCTTGCAGCGGCGATGGCCGGATACAATCATGTACCGTCCGTCTTTCATCGGTTCGACAATCAAGTTCTGACGGACTCCGCCGGCGGCGATAATCGAGTTCTTTAATTCTTCTACATCGCCGACGATATAGAAGTTATCCGGATTCTCTACGAGCAGGTTGACCGGAATCTGCTTGATAGTCCGGTCTTTGTCTTTGTTGACGAGTCCCATGTTTTCCATTAAGCTCATTCTTTCACCTTCTTTATGATTTCATTGGCTAATTTTCGATATTGCCATGCTGGCTTGAGGGTCATGCTCAGCTCGGCCAGCGGCTTGCACATCAATGTGCTGTCGATGATCCAGCGGCTCCGGCTGATTTTCGTATCAAATACTGGAAATTTAGCCCTTAGCAGTCGTTCCGCTTCATCACTCAGCGTAGTCCTTTCATCGTGCGTGATGAGCACGCCCAGCAGTTGAAGCCCCGGATTGATTTGCAGGACGTCTTGTAGCTGGGTGTCGAGTTCTACCAGTCCCTGGCTGGAAAAAGCATCCAACCGTACTGGGATAACGATATAATCAGCGATACTCAAGGCATTGATGGTTAACATATTCAGCGCTGGCGGGCAGTCGATAAGGACGACATCATAGCCCTTATCCAGATTGTCCAAGGCGTCTACGGTCTTGCTTTCGTAATAGCTGCGTTCCAGTTCATACAAATCCATGTTTCCAGGCATGAGCGACAGGAACGGCCAGTCCGTTCCGATGATTTCTTTTTCCCGCATCCCACACGGAGCTGACTGGTCGTAACGTTTGTAGAACTGTGTCAGATTTCCTTGCGGGTCACAGTCAATCATGAGTACTTGCGGTGCCTGGCCGCGATGACTGCCGGGCACGTGATGCGTCCGTTGTGTAGCGTAAAGGTGGGCCAGGTTCGCCGTCGTTACCGTCTTACCGACGCCCCCTTTTAGGTTGTAAATAGCGATTTTCATGTGTTTTCTTCCTCTCTGAATAGCGGCAACTCCATAACATCTTCCCCATGAACCACGGACAATCTTCGCAGTGGTCCTGGCAGATGTCCCTTTTATATTTGCGGCAATAGATCCAACTGTGTGTCGGCTGGCCGCATAGCGGACACGGGTCCATTAGTATACCGTCCCTTTGACGATATTGTAATGAGCGCAATGACCGTCTTGCCAGCGGATGCAGGGAAAGCCATCTTTGTAATACATTTCCTCGGCGTACCCGTGCCAGTGTCCGGCATGGATTTCTTTAGTCGCCAGCTTGATGGCCGCCTGGGCAATGTCTTGATGGACGTTACGGTTCTGCATCCGCCGGAACCACTTGCTTTCATCCTGTTTTTTCATGGCTATTCCCTCATTTCACAGGCGTATTTCTTTTTGATTTCGTTGAGGATATCGACGTATAACATCATCCACCGTTTTTCATCCAGTTCATCGCCGAAGCCGTGTTGGTTTTCGATATCCTGCTGCAGGATCATCAACGTGTCCAGGCTCAGTGCCGGCAACACCTTCTTGATATAGTCGGCGACTTCATAGACGATGTGTGTTCGCCGTCCCAGGGCATAGCGCATAGCACAGCAGAGTATTTTTTCATAGGCTTCGTCAACCGGCATAATATTCACGTTATTTTCCCCTCCTTGGCGTCGATGCTATCGGCGCCCAATACTGTACCTCTTGCATTGTGACAAGGCGGATTTCCCCGTCTACAATCCAATGATCCATACAGAACGTTCCTATTGCAACAAATTCCCAGTCTGTGCCTACGTTCATTGCGACAAGTACCCTGCGATGCGGGGCCGGTAATTCATAGCGTGTGTCTACCCATTTCATCAAGCATGCCTCCTTTTCTTCCTTTTGTGCCAAGCTGGCAATGCTTCTATGGCCTTCAGCTTTTCGGCTACTTCGCTGTCATCTAATGTGTTCTGTTTCTTCTTCATCAGGTTTAAACCTTCCGAATTTCATGATTTTCACCAGCCTTTCAGAAATTAATGACTAACCACTGCCCTGGGCGGATGTCGTCAGTGCTATTGATGTCGTTATTCACGCTGAGTTCATAGATGACTTCGCGGATATCCATACCGCGTTCATCCGCAATGGGCCTGGCGATTTCCCACAGTGTTTCTCCCTGGTCCACGATGTGGACTCGAGCATCTTCCTGGGCTTTCACTGTTTCTCCCAGTGAATGGCCTACATACAGGCCGACACTGCAAGTCACAGCCAGGGCAAGTAAAAACCGTCCAATATGCCTTTCTCTTTTCATCGTTTTCCCTCCTGTTCACGCTAATTCGATACCAGGAAATACGTCGTCATAGACGTTCTTCCGGGTCATGCCGATACGATTAATAGCCCGTTCACGAAGCCAGGCAATGATGCTTGTCCGTTCAAATACATAGGTATGCCCTTCTTTGATGCATGGCGCCCCTTCGTAAATCCACTTATCTACGATTTCCTGGCTTCTTCCTGTTACCTGTGCCAATTCTTTTCGATTCCATGTGAGCTGATCGCACAGCTTCATCTTTTCCATTGGACTTCGTTCCATCTTCTTCCCTTCCTTCAATTGTCGTGCTATAATGTCTGTAACAACTTTTTTCCTTTAGAGCCGTTCGGTTGCCGCCGGGCGGTTCTTTTTTTGTGTCCGTTTCGGACACGTTAACCAAAGTGTCAGCCCTCGTCCTGCCAATTCAAAGATCTTATCGATGAGTGGCTGTATCGCTAAGGCTTCGTAGGCGTCGATTTTGTCGTCACAGCATATTTTCTCCAGCTTCATCGAGTCGTTATTGGCTTCTGCCAAGGCGATATGGTATTGCATGGCTCCGGCCGCAACGCCTGGCAGTTTGCCGATTTTCGGCAGAATCAGCCGGCCGACTTCCGATTCCTGCGAGAGATAGGTATATCCCAGACAAGGATTATCGAAAACCTGCATCATGTCTGCTACCATGTCATCGCACGGCAGGATTTCGCCACCTTCGTATTTGGCATACGTTCGCACGGAAATATTTAATGCTTCCGCTGCCTGCTCCTGCGTGAAGCCTGCCCCCTTACGGGCTCTTTTTATTTCAATTCCGAACTCTTTACTCATGGTCATCCATCTCCTTTCCGCTATAATGAAATTGACCGCTAAAGAAAACCGTCTATTTACGGCTTACAATCTTTGTTTATCATTTCTGCCATCATAACTACCCTATCGAACACTTCTTGATTGCACATATCTTCAGTGTGAAATCCGAACGGCGTATAGACGTTTAAATTGGTAATCTCTACTACATCGTCATCAGTGTAGATGATAGCAGTTGGAACATCGGCTAAATTTAGCGCGCTTTCTAAAAATACAAGCATCTTCCTTCTTTTTTCCCTTTCCTTTGCGTTCAGCATAGCTACATCCCCTTTGTCAATTTGAATTTTTCCATGGCGTCCATTTTGATTTGAAAAATGTTCGTGCCTGGCAATAACAGTTGGCAGATATGGGCCGCTTCCTTGGCCGCCATCTTCTTTTCCATCGCCAGCATCCGAGCTTGTTTGCTCTTATCGCTCTTCATATCTTCTTCCGCTTCCAGACATTCCAATTCGCTCTCTAATACCCGCTTTTCCAGAATTTCCTTTTCTTTCTTGTTCATTGGTTTCCTCCCATATAATTTGTTAATCCCGTCCAGCCTTTCTTGGCTGCATATTCATCAAGATCTTGTTTGGCTTCGGCCAATGTCATGCGCAACATCATCTGTTTCATCCGATGCCAACCGCCACCGGGTGTACGCTGATAGCAAAGTGCGTATGGTTGACCGCCGATAAGCGGCATAGCTCGATAATGCCAGCCACGGCTGTCTACGTATTCGTTGTAATGTTCCATTTTCTCATCTCCCTTAACTTCTACTGATAAGTAACAGAAATTCCAGAAACGTCATGTTCTCCCTCTATATGTAACAATTTGTTACTTGCATGTGTAAAAAATAGTCCATTCGATATTAAAAATGTTGGCGATTCTTTGGGCGATTTTCGGCGATGGCGTTTTTTTTCCTGCTTCAATCATACTATAGTACGCCCGTGTAATCCCGGCTTTGTCCGCTACTTCCTCTTGCGTCATTTTTAACTTATTTCTTTTTTCTTCCAGTAACTTATTAACCATAGTTTCACCTTCTTCCCGTGATATTTGGTAACTTTTTGTTACTCACATTATACGTAACTTTTTGTTACTTGTCAATATTATTAGATTCATTTTGTTACTACCCCTTTTATGGTTACTCTTAGTTACGTATAATGTAACTATACACTAAAAGAAAGAGATGATACACAATGGGTAATACTCTCGGTGATAGACTAAGAGCCCTGCGCGAACAATCTGGCAAAACCCAGCGAGAATTGGCCGCCTTATTATGTATAAATCGTGTGTCATATACTCAATACGAAAATAATAAACGGACTCCTCCTCCGGATACACTACGTAAACTAGCAATTATTTTTAATGTGTCCGTTGATTATCTTCTGGGTAATGACGTAATGAAAGCAAATGCCGCTAAAAAAGGCGTTAAAATTCCCGTTCTAGGCCGTGTCGTCGCTGGTGTTCCTATTGATGCCGTCCAAGAAATTCTTGATTATGAGGAAATCACGCCGGAAATGGCAGCTACTGGCGATTATTTTGCACTCCGGGTCAAAGGCGCCTCGATGGAACCGACGCTCCGTGATGGGGATATCGTCATCGTCAAGAAACAATCCACTGTCGATAGTGGCGACATTGCCATTGTCCTTGTAAACGGTAACGATGCCACCGTCAAGGAAATAAAAGAAAGCCCGGCCGGCATCACTCTCATCGGCCATAATGCCGCCATCTATACCCCTCAATTTTATTCAAACAAAGAAATCCAAAACCTTCCTATACAAATCATCGGCAAGGTCGTGGAAATGAGGCGAAAATTTTAGAAAGGACTGATTGTATGAAAAAATCAATGTTAGTAGCCGCTTCCCTTTGTGCTTTATTGGCCGTTGTATCTATTGGCGGTTGTAGTAGTGATGCATCTTCTAGTAACTCAAGTAGCTCTCAGCAAACATCGAGTAATGTTTCATCATCAAATTACAAACTTGTGCTTTCGGATAAAAGACCAACCAAAATGGCCTATATCGCTATTATTCCTGATTCTTCCGTAACTAAAGACCAGCTTGAAAAAATTAGCCAGGAAGTCTTTGATAAGGCAAAAAAAGAAAATCCGAAGGCAACTAATTTATTTGTCAGTTTTACTGATACTGATATTGATGGCGTTCCTTATACATATGGTCAAATACAATCCATTAATGGGAAAGTATCTGAAAGCCTCAATATAGATAAGGATTGGTCAAAAAAGCCGACAGAACGCGATTATCGAACATATATTTTATACAATAAATTTCTTCAGCAAAATCCCAAAGCCAGTTATGAGGACTTCGTCAATTCTTACCAAGATGCCCCTTCTGCTGATGAAATTAAATCCAGCGTAGAAAAAGTTCAGGCATGGATTATGAAATAATTGAATGAATAAATTTTGAAAAGGAGCCTGGTAGCTATGTATTCATATGCAGAATTAAAAGAAATCATCAACGACGTTAGTACTGATAAACAAGCATCAAAACGAAAAGAAGTAAAAGAATTACCCCATATTTTGCGTGAAAATGAACAAATAAAAAATGCTGCCACTGGACTTATTGAATCCAGTTATTGTTTGTTGGTTGTTACAGACCAACGCGTTATATTAGTTGATAAGGGGATACTCTATGGCCTTAAAGTACATGAAATCGGCTATGATAAGCTAAGTTCCCTTGAATACGAAACAGGTTTGGTATTTGGTGAATTGCGCTTTACGACATCCGGTTCCGTAATGGTTGTCAAAAAGATAGTTAAGCAATACATCACCCCTATTTACGAAAGCATTCATTCAGCATGGGATGAATTTAAACAAAAACAAGTTGCGCCAACTCCTTCTGTTGATTCTTCCCCCACTCCAAGTGCTGCTTTAGATTCAGAAGATCTAATCTCTCAACTAGAAAGATTAGCTAATTTAAAGAAGGCTAATATGCTAACCGATGAGGAATTCCAGGCAGCTAAAGCTAAATTGCTGAAATAAAGAAAGGATTGATGGCTTATGATGAAAAAATTTTCTCTCGCCCTAGCTATGCTCTGCTTATTGTCTTCGGTCGGCACAGCCTTTGCCGCTGATTATCTGGGAAACCCCCGCTCCATGAAATTCCACTATACCGACTGCCGTACCATCAAGCATCCTGAAAACTTCGTACCCATTGAATCCCGTGATGAAGCCATCGCCGAAGGATATAAGCCTTGTGGCGTGTGCAAGCCGTGAATAATAAGGTGATGATGACAAATGAAAAAACGACCTGATGGCCGCTATAAGGTATCTTTAACCGTTGATGGTAAACGGCATTACTTTTATGGCAAAACTATTAAGGAAGCCGAGCAGCGTCGGGACCAATATAAAAATGCACTCCATTCCGCGCCTAACATCGATTACAATATTACCCTGGGTCAATGGCTGTCGATATGGCTACGAGGTGCCAGAGCGACACTGGCGGCAGATACATATGAATCATACGTATATCAGTTGCGCAGGTATGTGCTGCCAACCATGGCCAAAATCAAGCTGGTCAATTTACAGCCCCATATGTTTCGTAAATTGATTGCTGATTTACTGGATCGCGGATATAGTAATCGGTCTGTACAGTATGCGCTGGCTGTTGTCCGAATCGGACTCAATCAGGCTGTCAATGATGGAGTATTGCCCGTATCTCCCATGCGTGGTGTCAAATTACCGCAAAAGCAGAAAACGCAGGTATCAGCATTATCAAAAGATGAAGCTCAGCGCCTGTTAGGCGTCATTTCTAACCCCTGCCACTATAATCTATACTACGTGGCCCTACACACGGGTCTGAGGCGCTCTGAACTGCTTGGTTTGCGTATCCGCGATATCAATACGAAGGCATCAACCATTTCTGTCAATCAAACGGTCATTCTCGTTGGCAGAAATCCGGTTATATCGCCGACAACAAAAAACGCCGCTTCCCGGCGTACCATTTCCGTTGATGCCAAGACGCTGGCTGTTTTGCGGCGACAAATTATGTGGACACTCAAAAACAGGATGACCGCATCAGACTATGAAGATAACGGGTTATTGTTCTGCCGACGCGATGGACGTCCGTACGATCCGAAATATATCAGTCATACGGCCAATAAATATGGAAAGCTGGCAGGCTTCCACCTGACCTTTCATATGTTGCGACACACTCATGCCACACTACTTCTCAAAGCGGGCGTTCATTTCAAAGTTGTCCAGGTCCGCCTGGGCCACTCTTCCTTCCAGCAGACTATGGACACATACAGTCACGTTTTGCCAGATATTGAAGAGGAAGTCGTTGATAAATTAATCGACCTCGTTTAACTTTGCCCCGTCGTGGGGTCAAAAAGGGGTCAAACACACCAGATATTATGGGGTCAATAAAAAAAGACAACCATCATTCAATGTGATGGTTGTCCCATTGGTGCGAGTGGAGGGACTTGAACCCTCACGCCGTGAGGCGCCAGATCCTAAGTCTGGTGCGTCTGCCATTCCGCCACACTCGCAAGTACCTTTTTATTCTACCATGCTTCCCTCCTATTGGTCAAACAAAAAATATGGTATCATATTTCTATATATATCATAAAGGAGGATTGTTATGTTATTACAAAGGGAATCGAAATTTGAAGGGTCTGTACTCGGATTTATCGGCTATGGCCTCATCTTAGTCATCCTTACGATTTGTACATTCGGCATCGCCTATCCTTGGGGCGAAGTCATGTTCCGCCGCTGGATCTGCCGCAATACGATCATCGACGGTCAGCGTCTCACTTTTGATGGAACAGGCCTGCAGCTCTTCGGCAGCTACATCAAATGGTGGTTCTTCACTATCATCACGCTGGGCATCTACGGCTTCTGGCTGTTCAACAAGATGACCGCCTGGCGGGTAAAACATACGCATTTTAGGGAATAA